ACTTACCACGCCACATGAAAGTCTTCTTACCAGCCCTACGAGCATTAGCAAAGGCACGGTCAAAGTCCTTAGCAGACTCACGACGACGGCCTTCTGCTTGTGTTTCAGAGGCAGTTGGGTACTTGACCTTCTTGACTGGTTTATATGGTTTGACACCTTGAGAGGATTGGGTGTCGTTCTTTGAGGTGCCTTGGTTAAAGACAGAGGCAACTGTGCCAACTTTGCTAGCCATACCCAATGCTGCACGACCAGCATTACGGAGGCTATTGACGTTATTGGTGGTGTTATTGGTAGTTACTTTGCGTCCTTCAGAAGGGGCAGAGGTCATACCCTTTTCACCACGAGCACGCCGACCTGCTGCCATACGCTGACGCATTTCACGGCTTTGACCGTCTTTGGTGACGTTCTTATTGCCGTATCGATTAGTAGGCATAGTTGTTGATGTGATCTAAAATACGTTGTTGTCTTTCAGGATGTAGACCAAATCTGGCTAGCATCCATTCATCCCACGGTTCGCTTCCTTTACTCTGATTACAACTGCGGCAGGCTGGTACACAGTTTGAAGATATTGTTTCACCACCTCTAGAACGAGGGTGGACGTGATCAATAGTAAGGTCATTGTAATCATAAGTTTCTCCGCAATAAACACATGTACAATCAAAAGTTTCTTTGATAGCACGCCTCCAAAGGCGTGTAGCTTCAGAGGATGTCATGGTTATTAGGTTTGCAATGTAGTAATCAGGATTAGGAAGCAATGGAGGCAAACTATTTACCTCGCAGAAGTTTCAGATACTCTTCTTTTTCAAGACGCTGCTTATACATCTTGGACAACGGTGCTACGTTATCTTCACGCTCAAGACGCTTTTTGACTTTCATCTTGAGTAAGTTACGCAGTTTGTTGATCATTTTTTCCTCCGTTTACGTGCCTTCTTACGGGCACCGTCTTGTCTATTCTTTTTGGCGTCACAAGGGACAACTTTGCCGCCCTTCTTATGACACATATCCTTGCCACCTTTGCCCATCAGGCCAGCAGCACGACGCTTAATAGCTAGCTCACGACGGTAAGCACGATCCTTAGGGGATTTATTTTCCTTAGTATCGTTAGCTAACTTCTTTTTGTACGCTTCGGGATTAGCTCTGTAGTAACGGGTGGTCTTACCAGGGCTCTTAGTTTTTCGAGGAGCCATAAAGACGTTGTTGTACGAGTTCTGGGTCTACTTTTGGCATAAGGGTTGCAAGCTTATCCAAGGGATTACCTTCATAAGCAACACCAGAGATGTCATTAGTTTTTAGCCAGTCACAAGCTGCTTTCAAGTCAGCCGTAGAGGCCTCACCCGATTTGATACGGGCGAGGAACTCTTTGGTTACTAGATTATGCAACTCATTGAACTGCTGTTCAGTTGCTTTCTTTTTCATTATTCACAAGGTAAGTCACCACAGCCACCACTTAGAGCACGCTGCTCTTCAATGATATCCCTTTTTTCCACATCAACTAACCAGGAATATGTCTCATTTGACCAAACAAACCATGGTTCCATAATTGGGGATGCAGGTATGCATGCATTATTAACTGGATCGTAGGTAGAACCTCTAAAAATCCAGCCTTTCATATCATCACCAACAATGACTACTTTACCAGGAGGTGTGTAGCCAGGTTCAGTAACTGAAATGTTGGTAATATAATTATTTTCGTCTAAATGTAGTACTTGTCGCATAATTAAGCAGGGGATAGTTGTCCGTCAGTGGTGAAATCATGAACTTGGAAAGTAGTACCATCAACGTCAATAGAAGTTATAGTGCCACCTGTGTACAAAGCAACATCACTTGCATAGCGAATAATGCAACGTCCAGTTGCACCACCTGTTGCAGCAGGACCATCGGGACAATTCCAAGGTGGGTTAACCCAAGCTCGGTTGTTAGTTCCTCCGCTGCCACCTGATCCAGTGCTAGCTGCAGGTGGAGTAGCTCCACTGCCACATTGCGAGGAACTACCACCGATGATTACACCGTTGGCAGAACCGCCATTAGCTCCGGTGTTTTGACCACAACCAGGCTGTTGACCAGTGTTACCACCATCACCACCGCCGCCTCCGCCTCCGCCTGCAGCGAAGCCGAGAGTTGTACCAGTAATGTCAGAAGTTACACCAGGACCACCTTCTCCAGCTGTAGAGAATGAGCCGTAAGAACAATTGCCAGCTTGGCCTGGACCACCAGCGCCACCGCCGC